ACCGGTACATGCTTAGCATGAGTCGTTATGTAAACCGATACGGAGTGATCCGCATGGATACGATAAACTACTTCCACATTGTGCGGAAGCGCCTCATTACTTTAGGTGTTAAACCTAAACATGCACGAGAGGTATCTCTTAACTTGAGTACCCAAGTAAAGTCCATGGGGATTTACAACGCGTTAGATTATTTCAAACGTGTTGGGGATGCAATCACGGCTTACATAAGTAAGTCGGGCGTCCGTCCACAATGGGTGCGGCTGGACAAGGATGGTTTTCCATCCAAGTTCAGTTGCCTCAAAGACTACGACGTCGCTATTTTGCTCCGTGTGTCAAAGATGGCACGCGTACTCTGCCTGTCATCACCTACGAAGGCGATGGTAGACAAGTTAAGGGAAGCTGCGACCTCTCCGTACAAGGGTACGGAGGAGGGTCTCAGTGAGCTGTCCAGGCTTATTAGCCTCGGGATCAAGCATGTGGCGATACGGAATGTTCCATTCCCAAGGGGGTTTGGGTCCGTTGTGTCGCAGGCAAGGACTTTTGTAAGTCGCTCGGTACCAACAGGCACTGCTGTCGGCTTGGATATTAACAATATCCTATCTGTGTTCCGGCAAAACCGGTCATGGATAACGGATGTCCCGTCGTGGGATTCCGTCATGTATCCCCTCCACCCTTCGTGGGTGGGCAGGGAGTCTATTGGTGTCACTCCTTACCAGTTCGCTGGTGAGATCGGTGGTGTCATGGAGAATGGCGGCAAACTTCGATTGTTTGCGGCACCCTCTGTGTTGCTTCAGTGCTTCCTCGAACCGCTTCAGAAGTGGTTGGATGGAATCCGTGTCCAGCTTCCCTACGATGTTTTTAAGCATCAAGAGGCTGGAGCCACGTGGGCGCAGGACAAAATGATGTCCGGCCACGAGGTTCAGTCGATCGACTTATCCTCGGCTACTTGCCGTTTCCCTTTTTCTGCACAGCTTGAATTGCTGGGCGTATTGGGAGCTCCGGCTTGGGCGGTTCGTGCATTCGAGCACGTTTCCCGCATGCCTTGGGTACTGCAGCCACATATGGCAGAGTGGATGGGCGTCGAGTCCATCACATGGTCGGTTGGACAGCCGTTGGGGATAGCCCCTTCAATGTCCTCCTTCGCTCTTTGTCACGGCCTGCTTTTGGCAGGTTTGTGTATTGAGTTGGGGATACCAGTCACGGATTCATTCCGTGTCCTTGGTGACGATGTAGTCACAGCAGACCGTCGGTTGTCCGAGCGGTACCGTGCCATCATGAGGCAGCTTAGTGTTGGGATCTCCGAACATAAGTGTCACCAGTCAATGGTGTACGCCGAGTTCGCAGGCTTTTCAGTCACCCCGACCGTTATGGTTAGGCCGGGGCGCTGGAGAGCGCCGACATGGCTAAACGTCATGGGTCTGGTAACTGATCTCAGCGCAGCTGTCATTAATGAGCTGCCACCAAGCGATCGTCTGGTTGCAACGCTTCTTGCGTTTCAGTCCGGCGCGTACCTCCCCTCCGTTGAGGATTGGTCCGCTTGGGTTAGGTTGAGCACCGCTGTTCCTGACGTAGCAGGCTTGTTACGTTATCGCGACAAGGAGCTAAGTTGGTTTGACGGTGCGGTTGCTTGGCTTCAACGCCAGTTTCCGCAGTCTTACTTTACTGAGGCGCGCACTCAATCGTTCCTGGATGGCTTAGAGCTGTCCGAGGACTTACTCGAGTGTGTAGGGCCTCTCTTACGATCTATGGAGATCTTAAGTGGCTTTCTCCCACCTGGGCAGCATGTAAATACTGTCCTGTACTGGGCCGAGCGGCTCTTAGGAGCCGCTGAATACGCGGATCTCATGCTACACCTAAAAGTGCAATATGAGGAGTACCTCTGGTCACTTCCACAAACCGACGGCCGTAAGGCTAGAGATCAGTGGAGGAGCGTCCAAGCAGCGGTTGAGACCGCCGTGTTGGAGATACCCGCTTTCCCTATGTAGGGATACGCTAGGA